GGCACTTCATCCAGAAGTGGACTCTGCTATTGAAGATATAATAAACGAAGCAATAGTTTCAGATCAGAATGATTCTCCCGTACAACTCGATTTAGAGAATCTCCCAGCATCTGCAAAATTAAAAGAATTAATTAGAGAAGAGTTTAAGAGAATAAAAGAAGTTCTGAATTTTGATAATAAGTGCCATGAGATTCTTAGAAACTGGTATATTGACGGTAGAATCTATTATCATAAGGTAATTGATATCAAGAAACCAGAAGAAGGAATTAAAGAAGTCAGATATATTGATCCACTAAAAATTAAGTTAGTAAGAAAATTAAAGACAGACCCTACCTTAAAAGGTGCCATAGCACAGATCAATGCAAAACAACCAACAGATATAGAAACTCCAGAAATAGAAGAGTATTATCAGTATGATCCTAGTGCAACTCAAAGTAAAAATGCTTTAGGTGCTATAGGTCAAACTCCTTTTTCAACTAAACAAAGACCAGTAAGGATTGCTACAGATGCCATTACATTCTGTCACTCTGGTCTAGTAGATAGAAATAAACAAACTATACTTTCATACTTACATAAGTCAATTAAGGCACTCAATCAGCTGAGAATGATTGAAGATAGTCTTGTTATTTACAGACTATCAAGAGCCCCAGAACGTAGAATATTCTACATTGATGTAGGTAATCTACCAAAAATCAAAGCGGAACAATACCTCAAAGAGGTGATGAACCGTTATAGAAACAAACTAGTATACGACGCATCCACAGGAGAAATAAGAGATGACAGAAAACACATGTCCATGCTCGAAGACTTCTGGCTACCAAGACGAGAAGGTGGCAGAGGCACTGAGATCACTACGTTGCCAGGTGGACAGAATCTTGGCGAACTTAGTGACATCGAGTACTTCCAAAAGAAACTATACCGTTCGCTAGGAGTTCCAGAATCTCGTATTGCTGGATCTGGTGATGGATTCAACTTGGGTAGATCATCTGAAATACTAAGAGATGAAATCAAGTTTACAAAGTTCGTTGGTAGAATGAGAAAGAGATTTGCTCATTTATTCAACGATATGTTGAAGACTCAGTTGATTCTCAAAAATATTGTTACACCAGAGGATTGGGAAACATTGTCGGATCATATACAATATGATTTTGTATACGATAATCACTTCGCAGAACTCAAGGAAACAGAACTTATCAATGAAAGATTAGGAGTAGTCGCTGCTGTTGATCCTTACATTGGTAAATATTTCTCTCTAGAATACGTTCGTAGACATATTCTAAAACAGAAAGATGAAGAGATCGATGAAATCAACAAACAGATGGCAAAAGAAATTGAAGATGGCCTAGTCGTTGATCCAGTCGAAGCACAACAACTTTCAATGGGTGTTCATCCAGAGCAAATGCCAGGCGGGGCAATGAATCCTGATCCTGGCGGCATGGATGCACCCACAGAACCTGGCATAGATGGTAGTGCCACAGAGGCGCCAGAAATGCCAGAAGGCGGAGAAATATAAATATTAAGTAATCCTATTCTATATTAACCTTTATGGATAATGATTTAATTGACATGATTGCAGCTAATGATTCTCAGGCTGATGTGCATGATAAGATCAAAGAGATCCTTTATGCTAAGTCACAAGAGAACATCAATGCTGTAACACCAGCTGTCACTGCTGACATGTTTGGTGGCCCTAATCCCTATCTTAATGATGAGGGAGAGGTAGAGGATGAGCCAGCTGATGGCACACCTAGTTCTGTTGAGGATACAGCAGAAGTTGAAGAACCTGTCGCTGAGGCAGAACCTGTAGATGATGAAGTAGAAGAAGAACAACCTGAGGCTTAACTAATGAAACTCATCACGGAAGAGATCGAAACCGCCAAGGTTCTTGTCGAAGAAAAAAACGGCAAGAAGAATATGTTTATTGAGGGTATCTTTTTACAAGGAAACCTTAAGAACAGAAATGGACGTTTTTATCCTGTAGAAACTCTTGAAAAAGAGGTCAACAGATACAACGAAGCGTTTGTTGGCAAAGGTCGTGCTCTTGGTGAGTTAGGACACCCAGAAGGGCCAACGGTTAATCTTGACAGAGTATCTCACAAAATTGTAGATCTTCATAAAGAAGGAACTAATTTTGTAGGTAAAGCACAACTCCTCAATACACCAATGGGTACTATTGCACAGTCATTATTAGATGACGGTGTAACTCTTGGAGTATCATCAAGAGGAATGGGAAGTTTGAAGGACACTAGCGAAGGTTATAAAGTCGTTGGTGAAGACTTCATGCTTGCAACTGCAGCTGATATAGTTGCAGATCCTTCTGCCCCTGACGCTTTTGTCAATGGGATCATGGAAGGAGTTGATTGGATCTGGGAAGCTGGAATCTTAAAGGCAAGACAGTCCGCAGCAGTCGTTGTAGAAGAAAAAACTATGACTCACCCTGCGATTGCAGTTGCTGAACCTGAGAAGGTAGTAGAGGCCACTATTGAGAAGACCCAAAAAACTATAAATAAACTTGTTGATCAAGGACAACTTGACGAGAAGAAGTTGGAAATCTTTCAAAACTTCTTATCAAATCTTTGATTTAATAAATAAACATAGATTATACGATATCTAACACGTTTAACAGACGGAGAGTTCAAAATGTCTCGTGGAGATTTACAAGAAATGGAAGTTAAGACACAGCAATCTAAAACCGCTGTAAATAGTGGAGCTGGAAAGGGAGATCCTATGCCAACCACACCTAATTACGTTCCAGATGGTCAAGGTGCTGTTGAAGATCTTGGTGGCCCTACACCTGAGAACTCAAAGCCTGATGACGATTCTAACAAGCTTAAGACACCTGATAAGACTATTAAGCAAGTTAAAGATGTGGTCAACAAAGGAGCTAAACCAGCTGAACCAATGCCTACTGCACCTAAGTACGCCGAAGAGGCAGAAGCCGATGAATCACAAGAGGTTGTCGCTGAAGAAGAGTCAACTGAAGAAACTGAGGCAGTCGATCTAAACGCCGCTATCGAAGAAGATGTTAACGCACTTCTTTCTGGAGAGGATTTATCCGAGGAGTTTAAAGAGAAGGCAAAGGTTATTTTCGAGGCATCTATCAATGCTAAGATCACTGATATCGAGAATCAACTAAACGAGCAGTATGAGAAAGCACTCAACGAACAGGTTGAGGAAATCAAAGTCGAACTCACTGAGAGAACAGACGCATACCTCGAATATGTCGCCGACGAATGGTTGAAGGAAAATGCATTAGCAGTCGAGAACGGAATCAAGACTGAAATGACAGAATCATTCATGGAAGGCATGAAAAAGCTTTTTGAAGAACATTATGTAACCCTACCTGAAGATAAATATGATGTCCTAGAAAACATGGTGGACAAACTTGATGAAATGGAAACCAAGCTCAATGAGCAGATAGAAAGAAACGTTGAACTTAACCAAAGACTTGGTGAGTCAACTGCACAGACTATCTTTAATAACGTTGCTGAAGGACTTGCAGTATCTCAAAAAGAGAAGCTCCAAAGTCTTGCAGAAAGTGTTGAGTTTGAAAGTGAAGAATCCTATCGTGGAAAGATCGAAACTCTGAAAGAATCTTATTTCGGACAGAAGAAGACAACATCCACAGCGTCCGCTCCTCAAGAACTAAAAGAAGAGGCAGAACACGTTGAGCCAGCTACTGGTGCAATGGCTACCTATCTTGAAGCACTTGGACGTATGAAATAGGAATAGATTAATTTTTAACTAACACAAACAAGACGATGCAACAAAACATCAATTATCAACAACTCACTGAAAAGTGGGCTCCACTGCTAGATGCAGAAGGAGCAGACGCAATCAAGGATCAACACAGACGTAATGTTACTGCTGTTCTTCTTGAGAACCAAGAGCAAATGCTCAGAGAAGAGAATGCTTTCCAAAGCTTAACAGAGGCATCACCAACTAACTCTGCTGGAACAGGTGGATTTACAGGTGGAGCAGCACCAGCTGGCCCTGTTGCTGGTTTCGACCCAGTTCTTATCTCACTCATCCGTCGTGCAATGCCTAACTTGGTCGCATATGACCTTGCTGGTGTTCAGCCAATGAGTGGCCCAACAGGACTTATCTTTGCGATGAGATCCAGATTCACTAATCAGAGTGGAGATGAGGCACTATTCGATGAGCCAGATACAACATTCTCTGCACAGAATAGTTCACAGAACCTTACATCTGGATTTACAGATGTCGCTGCTGGTTTCGGTACAACTTCTCCTCAGAAGGGATCAAACCCAGGCGCACTAAACCCAGTTGGATCTGCAACAACTAGTGCATACAACGTTGGTCAAGGTATGGTAACAGGAGACTCTGAGGCACTCGGAGATTCTGCATCAAATGCCTTCAACGAAATGGCATTCAGTATTGAGAAAGTTACTGTGACTGCGAAGTCCAGAGCACTCAAAGCTGAGTACAGTTTAGAATTAGCTCAAGACCTTAAGGCAATCCACGGATTGAACGCTGAGTCTGAGTTAGCAAACATTCTATCAACTGAGATTCTTGCTGAAATCAACAGAGAAGTTATTAGAACTATCTACAAGTCCGCAGAACAAGGTGCTACAATTAACACTGCAACTGCTGGAACGTTCGACTTAGACACCGACAGTAATGGTCGTTGGTCAGTTGAGAAGTTCAAAGGACTTCTATTCCAGATTGAAAGAGATGCGAACCAAATCGCACAAAGAACTCGTCGCGGAAAGGGTAACGTTGTGTTATGCTCTGCCGACGTTGCTTCAGCTCTAACAATGGCTGGAATCCTAGACTACACCCCTGCACTTAACGCTAACTTAAACGTTGACGATACTGGTAACACATTTGCTGGTACACTTGCTGGTAAGTACAAAGTTTACATCGACCCATTCGCTGCAAACAATGACGCTAATCAGTACTACGTTGTTGGTTACAAGGGTACTAACCCTTATGATGCTGGATTATTCTACTGCCCTTACGTTCCATTACAGATGGTAAGAGCTGTGGGACAAGACACATTCCAACCAAAAATTGGCTTTAAGACTCGTTACGGAATCGTTGCAAACCCATTTGCAGAAGGTAACGTAACTAACCAAGGTCTTGGAAGACTTCTATCCAACGCTAACCGTTACTACAGGAGAGTTAAGGTTTCTAACCTTATGTAATTCAAGTATTACAATCCTTTCAAAGAGACCCAAATGGGTCTCTTTTTTTGTGCCTATATAATAGACAGTATAGTATGAGAATTATGAATAAGTTAAAATGGATTTCTGTTGGAATAGTTGGCAGTCTCTTTGCTGTGTCACATATCGGAATGATAGGATACATTGCTACAAGAGAAAAAGAAGCACCACTACCATCAGTAGATTTACCTGTAGGACCTTATACATCATATAAAGTCAGTGTATCAGACGAGGGGTATGCTATTTCGTATAAAGCAAACGATCCTAAGACTGCATACATTACTAAGGACATCAAAAAGAAAGGTGGTTTCTTAGGACTGGCGAACAACACTACTAAAATTGCAGAAGAATACTTCATGGATGGTCAGACCAACCAAGGTGGTGCAGTATCTAATACTCGCTCATGGTTAGACGGAAAGCCTGGATTGACACAAAAACAAGCAGATGAGATAACTTCCGCACGAAAAAGTGAGGCCTGTGTTAAAGCAATCGGAAGTGCAGAAGGCACAGGAAGACTTGTGGGTACTTCAGTTGGTGCAGCTGCTGCTCCTACTCTTAGTACTATTCCCTTTGTTGGTTGGGTCGCTGCTGGCTGGG